GCAACCAAAAAAACCAAAGGTTGCAACCAAAAAGGTCGCTAAAAAGATAGCAAAGAAAATAGTTGAAAATGATGAGCTGGACGATCAGCAACAAAAGTTTTGTGTTTACTTTGTTAAATATCATAATGCAACTAAGGCATATCAACTAGCTTATGGTGCCAAATACACAAGTGCTATGGTTATGGCTTGTAATTTAAGAAAGGATCCAAAAATTCAAGAAGAAATAAAACGATTAAAAGAGATTATGTATCAGGATATTCTTCTTGATCCACAGGATATTGTTCAAAGATACATTGATATTGCTTTTTTAGATGAATGTGAAATGGATGGAAAAGCTGTTAAAATGGCTGATTCATTAAAGGCTCTTGAATGGCTGTCTAAACATATGAACATGGCCAATGAAGAACAAAAAGCTAAAATCAATCTTCTTAAAGCTCAAGTAGCTCAAATGAATGTTACAAATAATGAAGAAACAAATAAGGTTGTGATTGTAAATGACTTGCCAAAAAACGGTAAAACTGAGTGACATATTAATTCCTAAATATTATGATACATTCAATGATATTAGTTATCTTCATAAGATATTTACAAGTGGCCGTGCTGGTACTAAATCATCACGTGGGGCTATTAGAGCGGTATACAAGATTGTAAGTGATTCTTCTTGCTCTGTTGTGATTATGCGTAAGTTCCACAATAAATTAAAGAAAACGGTGTTTAAAGAAACACTTAGGGCTATAACTCGTTTAGGACTAGATAAGAAAGATTTCAAGATTACGGTATCTCCAATGGAGATTAAGTATAAGCCCAATGGAAACACTATTTATTTTACTGGGAACGATTCAATCGACGACACTAAAGGAATGATAGATGAAGAAAAACCTATCAAACTCGTTGAAGTAGATGAATTGACTGAGTTTTTCGACAAGGGAGACGGTGAAGATGAACTTGTAAATATCATGGCCACATTTGTTCGTGGTAATGATGATGAGTTCTGTATGGAGTATTATTTCAACCCACCAAAGAACGATAAATCTCCAGTTATGCAATGGGTCCATAAAATGGAGCAAAGACCTGATTGTATCAGGGTACATAACGATTATAGGGATGTACCTATTGAATGGTTGGGTAAAAAGCTTATTCAAGAAGCTGAAAATATGAAAGCTGCAGATGAAAAAATGTATGAGTGGCTTTGGTTAGGTTTATGTACTGGTCTTGATGAACTTGTTTATTATATGTTCAATGAAGATGTTCATGTAAAAGAACCGACAAAAGAAGATATCAAAAATATTCGTTTTATTGTTTGTGGTGTGGATTATGGTCAGATGAATGCCACGACCTATCAATTCTTTGGTATGGATTTCAAAAATAAATGTATTCGTGGAATTGATGAGTTTTATCATTCAGGACGAGAAAGCGGAAAACAAAAATCTCCAAGTGAATATGCTTTAGAATTCAAGAAAAAGAAAGAAGAAATTGAAGCATATACAAAGAAAAAAGTCTTATATGTTTATATTGATCCATCAGCAAAAGGACTTGCTGAAGAAATCAAAAGAACTTGCCCTGGTATAAATATTATTGATGCAAATAACACGGTCAAATTAGGTATCACAAGAGTACAGAAGTTAATGGCTCTAGGACACCTATTTTTTTCGCCTAAGCAACGACATTTGATAGAAGAAGAGTATTTATACAGTTATGACAAAGACCTTTTAGACAAAGGAAAAGAAGAAGTAATAAAAGACCATGACCACTGTATGGATGCTAAAAGATATGCAGTCATGGGATTATGGAAATATATTAAGCAACTTCTACCGTTGCTGGAAAAGGAGGAATAGGATGGTTAATGAAAATGCTACATTAGTAACGAATATCAAAGGCTATTTGAAACAGTTGGGATATGATGTCATTGACAGTGAATATTATAACCACATTAATGAATGGTATAACTGGTATCGCAATAAAGTTGACAGTTTTAGAAAGTACAATATCTATAACGGTTATCAATTTGTAGAAAAAGAAAGATTTACTTTAGAAATGCCGAAACAAGTTTCAGAAGACTGGGCATCATTGCTTTACAATGACAATACTTCAATAACTGTTGACGATGAACAACAAACTGATTTAGATATAGCATTATTTGATAATAAGTTTTCTCAAAAGTTTGCAAAGCTGATGGAATTAACCTTTGCGTTAGGTACTGGTGCTACTGTTGTTTATAAAAAAGATGGTGATGTAAAAATCGATTACATCAATGCTTTGATGATTTTTCCTATTCATGTAGAAAATGATGAAATTATTTCATGTGCATTTGCTAGTGTTGTCAACGATTATTACTATGTCAATATTCATATAAAAGAAGATGATCATTATAAAATTATCAACAAATACATCAAAAAAAGCGGAAATAGTTTTGTTGAAGTTGAAGGTGGTCAAGCTGAAGAAGAAACTACAGAAACGGTTAAAATGTTTCAAATCTATAAGCCTAACATTACAAATAACATAGATATCTTCAGTCCATTTGGAATCAGTTGTTTTGGAAATGCTATTTGTGAAAATAAGGATGTAGATATTTGTTATGATTCATTTAAAGATGAATTTGATTTAGGAAGAAAAAGATTAATGTTGCCAACTGAAGCGTTGACCTATAGAACTGTGGTAGGTGAAGATGGAAAAGACATGGAGGTTCCTATTTTTGATAGAGGACAAACAGAGTTTTATGCATTGCCAATCAATGATGATGGTAGTAACAATGGAATAACTGAAATCAATCCTACTTTAAGAGTAACAGAACATATAGATGCTTTACAAACAAAGCTTAATCTGCTTTCTAGTGCATGTGGATTAGGTCCTGATAGATATTCATTCAAGGATGGAAAAGTTTATACAAATGAAACACAGGTCATTTCAACTAATTCAAAATTGTATAAGAATATCAAAAATCATGAAAAGCTTCTAACTTCCTCATTAAGTGAATTAGTACAGGCAGTTTTATATGCAGTTACTGATCATGAATATGAAGGAGATATTTCTATTGATTATGATGACAGTATTGTTGAAGATACTGCCGAAATCAAAAGGCAAGCTCTTTTAGAATTAAATGCAGGATTGATTGACAATATCCAATATTACATTGATGTCTATAAAATGACTGAAGAACAGGCTATTGAGTTTGATAAAAAAATCAAAGAACGTTCTCCAGTTGAAGAAGAACCACCTGAAGAGGAATAATTAAATGTTAGATGATAAACAGTTTGAAGATTTAATTAGACCTATTTCTAACATTTATAGTGATATTGAATATGAACTTTTAATGGAGATTGCCTCAAGATTTAAGAATTATGACAGTTTGTCGGGAAGTCTTGAGTGGTACACTAAAAAGCTTGATGAATTAGGTGGCTTGAATCAAGAAGCAGTTAGAATTATAGCTAAATACTCAAATAAAACTGAAAAAGAAGTTAAACGAGTTTTAGAAAAGGCTGGTTATGATGCTATACCATTACAAGAATACAAAAGAATATATGATGTAGAAGGAATTTCAATAGATCCTTCAACTATTACAATTACAAGAGTTCTTGAAAATTCATTTGTTGAATCTAAAGAACTTTTTAAATTGATTAATACAAAGGCGGTTGAAGGAACAAAGAAAGCCTATATGGATATTCTCAATCAAGCTTATTTAGAGGTAAGTGGTGGTTATTATGACTACAATACTTCTATTCAAAAGGCTTGTAAGAAGATGGCCAATAAAGGTATTTCATGTGCCACTTATCAAAGAAGCAACGGTAAGACGGTTCAAATGTCTATTGAATCAGTTGTTAGAAGGGACACACTTACATCTATCAATCAAACAGCAAACAAAGCAAATGATAAATTTATTGAAGAATTAAAAGCTAAACATGTTTATGTTACTGAACATGCAGGAGCAAGGAATAAAGGTGTTGGTTGGCAAAATCATGAAAGCTGGCAAGGAAAAGTTTATTTGATTGAAGGCAGTGATGATAAGTATAAAAACTTTGTAGCAACTACTGGTTATGGAAAAGTTGATGGTTTAGCAGGTGTCAATTGTCGTCATAGTCATTATGCATTCTTTCCTGGATTTAGCGTTATACCTGAAAGTCCATCATATAACCCCAAACTTTATGATCTAACTCAAAAACAAAGATATTTCGAAAGAGGTATTCGTAAATGGAAAAAGCAGTTAGCAATCTATGAAGGTCTTGAAGATGATGTAAATATTGCTGTTTGCAAAAAGAAAGTAAAAGAATGGCAAAATAATTTGCAAAAATTCATTGATGAACACGAAGAACTAAAACGTGATTATTCAAGAGAGAGGGTGTATTGATGGGATGGATAACAAAAGATGGTCATAGAGTATTTATAGAGGACTTACATAGTGCTTTATCAGAACATTATGATGATGGTAAAATGCCTACTGTTTATTTAGAAAAGAAAGAGTATGCGACTGTCATTAGTGAAATTAATACTTATTACAAAAAGGAGTACGATAATAAAAAAGTACTCCGCAAAGCAATAGGAGATTATGTTTACACCTTTGAAAATCACGGATATAATAATTATAGAATTGTTGATAAAGTGAAAATAGATGAGGATGATGAATGATGAAGGAAAATAGAAAAAAAATGAATTCTCTGTTAAAGCAAATATGTGATGTTCCATCTTATGAAAATGATTTTATTGTAGGTGTGAATGCTGACCTTAAAACAGATAACCAAGTTAATGAGATGTTGGAATGGTTAGAAAAACATACTAACAGTAATCTAAATACTGATGAAGTTACTGTAAAATCAATGGAAATAAGACATGGTAAAAAGTTGAATGTAAATGGTGTTACTGCAAGAAATTAATAAAAAGTAAGAGTATTGTAATAAATATGATGAGCAAGTTTAAATGACTTGCTTTTCTTTTGCTCAATTTTAAAGAAAGGAGAATGACAATGTTAAATGCGTTATTAATTATTTTTGTTATAGCAAAAATATTAGGCTTTATAACTTGGTCGTGGTGGATTGTATTAAGTCCATTATTGATTCAAGTATCAATTGGTTTATTAAGTTTAGTATTTTATGGTGTAGCTAATTTTAGAATTATGAGCCTTTTTAAGAAGCTTAAAAAGGAACTTTAAGGAGAGGAGGTATCTTATGGCAGAAGGGTTAAGACCACATCATCACCAAGAATTTGAATATCGTATTGAACAATATTTTGATAACAAGAGAAGTTGTTTAGTTAAGAAAATTCAATATATGTGTATGATTTGTGGAAGAATAAGATATGAAAAGTACGATTGTTATGTACCACCACCAAAATCAAAAAACAAATCATTAGAACGAAATAAGAAGAAATATGGCAATCTAAAGTGATTGTTTTTTATTTTGCCACGAGCAAGGCGTTAAAAGGCGTTCGCCCAAGTGAGAGCAACTCACGTTAATAAAGCGTAGGAGGATATGAAATGAAAAGACAAGATTTAGAAAAAATTGAAGGTTTAACAAAGGAACAAATTGATTCAATCATGAACCTTCATCAAACAGATGTTACTAGCTGGCAAACAAAGATTACAGGTTTACAAAATGATAAAACCAATTTAGAAACGCAATTAAATCAATATAAAGACGTCAATGTTGATGATTTGCAAACAAAAATTACAAATCTAGAAAAAGAAAAGCAAACACTAGAAACTGAAAAAGCTGATTTAGTTACAAAACATACCGATGAAATCAATGGTATGAAACTAAATGGTGCATTGGATAAAGCAATTTATGGATCTCATACAGTTGATAGTATTGCTTTAAAAGCTCATTTAAATATGAAAGAAATCAAATTGGATGAAAATGGTGCTTTAACTGGATTTGATGAACAATTAGAAACAATAAAAAAAGATCATGGTTATTTATTTAAAAACCAAACAACAGGTGGTGCTCACGGAGGAATTAAAGAAACAACTGGAACTTTATCTTTAAGTGAAGCATTAAATGAAAATTACAATAAATAAGGAGGATTAACTAATGATTACATTAGAACAAGCAAAAGTCGGTATGGCCGATAAAGTAGACCAAGCGGTCATTGATGAATTTAGAAGAGGCTCATTATTATTAGATAGATTAATTTTTGATAATGCGGTTTCTCCAGGAACAGCAGGATCTACATTAACTTATGGATATGTTAAATTATTGAAACCAGCTACTGCTAAATTTCGTAAATTAAATGAAGAATACACAGCAAATGAAGCAACTAGAGAAAAAGCCTCAGCGGATTTAAAAATCTTTGGTGGGGAATTTGCATTGGATAGAGTCATCATCAATACTTCAGGAGCTGTTGATGAATTAGATTTCCAAATGCAAGAAAAAATCAAAGCTGCTATTAACTTATTCCATTACACAGTTATCAATGGTAATTCAACAACAAATGAAGATGAATTTGACGGTTTAGCAAAATTATTAAAAGGATCTACTACTGAATTTGATGATACTTATTCAAAAACTGTAGATAAAGATGTTGTTGCAGGTAAAAAGTACTTTACAAGAACAGGTGAAGGCACAAAAGAATCACCATATGTATATGAAAAAGTTGATGAACCAAACAAAACTAATATTGCAACATATTATGAAGTATCTTATGTTGATTTATCTACTTCAAAAGCAATGGATGATAACTATAATGAATTCTTAGATATGATGAATGATTTCATTGCAACAATGCAAGGGAAACCTCATATGTTCTTAGTTAACTCTAAAATGGCAACTAAGATGAAAGGTGTTGCTCGTAGAGCTGGTTACTTCTCACGTCAAGAAGATGCATTTGGTCGTTCTGTTGATATGTGGGATGGAATTCCAATCGTTGATTTAGAAGAATATTTTGACGGTGAAACAACTAAAACATGTGTTCCTATTGATGAAGATGGATATACTTCTATCTATGCTGTACAAATTGCAAAAGATGGGTTCCATGGTGTATCACCAACTGGAAACAATGTCATTTCAACTGCTTTACCTGATTTAAAACAACCAGGAGTTATCAAAAAAGGTGATGTTGAAATGGTCAGTGCTGTAGTATTAAAAAATACATTAAAAGCTGGTGTATTTAAAAACATCAAAGTTCAATAAGCGTAGGAGTGATCTAAATGTATGCTGATTACGAGTTTTATAGTGCAAAATATTTAGGAGAACTCGTAAGTGAAGATGATTATCCTAAATATGAAATGAAAGCAAGAGATGAGATTGATTATTACACAAGGATGCGTATTTCATTTTTAAAAGATGAAAACAAAATCGAACGTGTAAAGATGTGTGAATGTAAGCTTATTGACTTGCTTTTTAATTATGATCAAGAACTTGCCAAGATAAAAGAATATGAAGATAAGACGGTAGAAGGAGTTGTTTCCAGCGAAACTGTTGGAAAACACTCTATCTCTTATCAAAAAGCATCTTTAAGAAGTAAAGCGGATGTTGAAAAAGAACGCTCCAAAAAGATTAAAGAGCTTATTCATAAAAATTTGTTCATGACAGGGCTTTTATATAGTGGGTTATCGTATGTTTAATGCTAATATTACAATTTTCAATAAGGTATATGATCCAAAGACGAGAAGTGATAAATACGTAAGAAAAGTATTGAAGGGTGTTCATGTTGAAAAAACACACACTATTCAAAAGGATGATTCAAAAGTTATTGTTAATGACTCGTTATTTGTTTCTATACCTTTTTCAGATGAATATACAAGTCCTAAAAAATTTCAAGAGACAAAAGAAGGTTATACTATACAAAATAGAGATGTTATCGTTGTTGATATTGTAGAAAAAGATATTGAATCTTTAAAGGACCTAAAAGATATGGATGATATCTATACAGTTAATTCAGTTGAAGTTATTGATTATTCAAAAGGTTTAAATCACATTGAGGTGTATGCATCATGATTACTACTTATAAAGTTGATTTTAAGAGCGTTGATGAGATTTTAAAGGAAAGAGGATTGTTACCTGGAGGCACTATTCAAAAGTACCTCACAAATGAAATTATTAGGATTAGTGACCCTTATGTTCCTTTTGACAACGGACCTTTAAAAAATCAAATAGCAGTAGCAATGGATGGTACTTATTACGATTATATTTCTCCATATGCTTGTTATCATTGGTATGGGAAATTAATGGTTGACCCCGTAACTAAAAAAGGAGCCTTTTTCAATCCTAATTATGGTTTTTGGTCAAGACCAGGAGTCCCTAAAGAATTAACCAATAAAGATATGAATTATCGTGGAGCACCAATGAGAGGTCCTAAATGGACAATGAGAGCATGGGCAGATAATCAAAATCAAGTAATTTCAAATCTAGAAAGGAAATTAAACAAATGACAATTATTGAAAGTGTAAGAAATTATATTTTAAAGTGTCCTTATTTAGAGGATCTTCAAAAAGTAAATGTCAACTTTCTTCCTGAAAATACAGATAACTGTTCAATAGAAGAAGTCCCTAATCAAAATGGTTCGTTAACCAAAAAGTTTCTTGATGGATCGAGCGAAAGAGAATTCAATTTTGTTTTGGCATGTGTTTTTGATTATAGTGAAGATTCACAAACAAACATTGATAGTAGTGAGTTTTTTGAAAACTTTCAGGAGTGGATAGAAGATAATGATCTAAATGAAATCTATCCTCAATTGAAAGATGGATTAGAACCACTGTCTATTGCTGTTACAACATCGGGCTATTTATATTATGTGCCTGAAAAAATGGATAGAGCAATCTATCAAATACAACTCAAATTATTATATGCAAAGGAGAATTAAAATGGCTGAAACAACAGTAAAAAGAGTAAAAAGAAGTCAGTTTGCTACTTTCTTGAATACTACACCAAGTGGTGATTCACCAACTTGGGCAAGAATGGGTAAAGGTATCACAAGTGCTTCAGTTTCTTACAATCCAACTGTCAATGATGAACAATTCATTGATGAAGATAGTGGAAATAAAGAAGTAGATTCTTATGCACCAACAATGAGTGGTGAACAAACTGCTTATAAAGGTGATGCAGTATTTGATTTTGTTGATGGTTTAAGACAAAGCCGTGCAACGGGAGAAGATGCTAAAACTCAAATGTTAATGGTTTATATCTATGATAAAGAAGAAACTGGAAAATATAAAGCTGAACTTCAAGATGTAGCTATCTCAATCAATGAGTTTGGTGGGGATGCTGGTAGTGCAAATACCATTTCCTATGATGTTGGATTCTGTGGGGAATCACAAAAAGGAACAGCAACTATTGCTGATAAAGTAGTTACTTTTACAAAAAAGTAGAAAACCCTTCAACACAAAGTTTAGATGCTGAAGGGCAAGATACAACTAAATCTAAGAAAGTCATGAAATAGGGGCTTTCTTTTTTTTATTTCAGGAGGAAATTTATGAATAAAATTAGAGTTCAAAATAAACACCAATATATTATTGAAGTAAATGATGATGGAGATACTATTTCTTTCAATGTTGATGATCCTACACTTCCACTTAAATTTGATAATGCAATGATGCGCTTAGATGCTGTTCAACAAAATTTGAAAGCTGAAGAACAAATTATTAAGAAAAAAGAAGATAAGGAAACAAAAGGCATTCTTTCTCAAAATACTAGAAAATTATTAGAAGCCGAAGTTAAAGCCTGTAAAGATTTAAGGGGTGTTTTTGATGAATTTTTAGGAGAAGGTGCATGTAAAAAGATTTTTGGTGATGCAAATTATTTAGGTATGTTCCAAGACTTAATGGAACAGTTGGAGCCTTATTTTGCAATTATGAAATTGGATGCTGAACATTACAAAAAAGCTGTAGAAGAGAAATACAAAGATGATGAAGATGAAGATGTTTTATCATGATGAAATATCCTAAATATGCAAAAGTCAACGGTAAAAAATATCCAATAAATACTAGTTTTAGGGTTGCTTTAAAATGCTTTGAAATCATTAATGATTCATCTATTAGCGATTTAGAAAGAACCTATGCAATTGTCTATAAATTGTTTGGTTTTATTCCTGAAGATAAAGATATGAAAGATTTTGTAAGGATTGCTGAACAATATCTTGGTTGTGGTAAATCTCAAGAAGAACATCAGTCAAGAAAGAAAGACATGGATTTCAAACAGGACTGGCCATGTTTGATTGCTAGTTTTATGAGTGATTACAAAATTAATCTTAATGATGAAGAAATGCACTGGTATCAGTTTATTGATCTAATTCAAGGCTTAACTGAAGACAGTGTTATGAGCAAAGTAAGAGAATTAAGAAATTATGATTTGAGTGAGGTTAAAGACCAAAAGACTCGAAAAAAAATAATTAAGCTTCAACAAAATGTTGCCTTAAAAGAAGAATTGACTCCTGAAGAACAAGAAGCGTTGGATGAATTTGAATTTTTATTTAAATAGTCCAACTGAAGGAGGTGAAACCAATGGCGGATGGAAAAATTCGTATTGATACACGTATTGACAATTCTCATGCTGAAAAAGATCTAAAAGATTTAGAGAAAGTTGTTGATGCGTGTTCTAGGCACATGAAAGATGCTTTTGAAAGCATTGATAGTGTCAAGGGTTGTGAAAAGGCAATTCAAAGACAAGTCAACGCTTATCAAAAAGCAAAAGAAAAAGCCTCTGAATATGAAAAACAAATTGAACAAGTAAATGCTCAATTGAAAGAAAAAGAAAGTACTGCTCTAAAAAATGCAAATATAGGTTTTTCCAATGATACACCTGAAAAAATGCAAAACAGGGCAGATAGCTTATTATCAAATGATAAAGATTACAATAAGCTTATTGAACAGTCCGCAAAACTAGAAGAATCCTGGTATGCACAGAATGAAAAAATGAATCAGGCCAACTCAAATGTTGAAGCATTAGAGTCTAGAATGGACCGTTTAAAAAATAAAGTGGACTCAGCGACTAAAAGTACCTCTAGAATGTCTAGAGTTTTTTCAGGTTTAAAAGGTATTGGATCTAAAATAAAAGATGTTTTTACTGCAGGTTTTGGTAAAGCAGGAAGTGTTGCAGGTAATTTCTTTAAAGGTATAGGAAAATCTACAACAAACAGTATTAAAAACATAAAACGTATGGGACTTGCTATTTTAGGTATTCGAGCCGCCTATAGTTTGGTTAGGAAAGCAGCGGACCAGTATTTAGAGTCCAATCAAAGTGCATCTAACCAAATAAGTGCGATTTGGAATACGTTAGGTGCAATGATAGGTCCTATAGTTGATATGGTTATCAGTGGTGTAGTAACTGCTTTAAGTTACATCAATGCTTTAATAAAGGCACTTACAGGAATTGATTTTGTGGCCAAGGCTAATGCAAGTGCTTTAAAGAAACAAACAAAAGCCACAAAAGGAGTTGCAAAAGCAACAAAAGAAGCAAATGCTCAGCTTGCTGATTTTGATGAAATGAGTAAGTTGGAAGATAAATCGAAAGATAGTTCAGGAAGTGGTACAGGACTGTTCACACCAACATCTGTAGATACTTCTTGGATTGATGGTTTAAAAGATGCTTTTAACAAAGGAGCTTATGAGTTAGGAAAATATCTTGGTGAGTCTTTAAACGATGCTTTAAGACAAATAGATTGGGATAAAATCAAATCCACCGCTCAAGATATCGGTAGAAACATTGCATTATTTTTAAATGGTGCTATTGATGGAATCGATTGGAAACTTTTAGGAAGTACAATCGGTGAGGGATTGAATACTGTTTTAAATTTTGCTTATGGTTTTGTCAGCACATTCAATTTTAGAGGTTTTGGCGAGGCATTAGGGACAGCATTTGATTCATGCTTTAAAATAATAGATTGGAATATGTTGGCCGAAACAATCAGTAAAGGATTTATCGGCATTTTTAATTCTATCAGTGGATTTTTAAGTGCGGTTGATTGGCAAAATATAGGAAAGACACTTGTTGATTTCATATTGTCAATAGACTGGGTTGGAATGATTTCAGCATTAGCTGAAGCTGCAGCTCTTTTATTAAAAGGTTTTGTTGATCTAGTTGTTGGTGGATTAACGGAACTTATTGCTCAACTCCCTAATATTACATCAAGTATTTTTGAATGGATTTCCAGTATAGATTGGAATTCATTAGGAAAATCATTGGGAGAATATGTTTCACAAATAGTTGGCCAACTAATTGATGTGATTTTAAATACCGATTGGGTTTCAGTTGTTGTAAATATTGCAGGTATTATTGGTTCGGCAACATTAGGAATCATTGACTTTGTTGTTGGCTTTATCCAAGCAGTTTTAGATTCAATTTGGAATGCAATTACTAAATCATTCAATTATAATGATTTCTTAAAATGGATTGAAGGTGTTGTCAAATCTATCCAGGATGGTATCGCTGATATCAACACATGGATCAATAATAAATTCATGGAAGCAAGGCAAGCAATTTATGATGTCTTTGGTAAAATTGGAGATTGGTTCAAAGAAAGATACAACGATATTTGTAATGCTTTTGATAGTGCAGGTACTTGGTTTAAAGATAAATTTGATAGTGCTGTAAAAGGTGTCAAAGATGCATTCTCAAGCATTGGAAAATGGTTTACTGATAGAAGAAACGATATCAATAATGCGTTCAGCTCGATTGGTTCATGGTTCTCTGAAAAATTTACGGGTGCATGGAATGCTATCAAAGGTATTTTCTCATCAGATGCAGTAACAAGATTCTTTGCTGGGGCTTGGAACAATATCAAGGGAGCATTTGGAAGTGTAAGTGATTGGTTTAGAGGAACATTTGCTGATGCATGGCAAGCCGTAAAGAATGTATTTAGTAGTGGTGGTGCTATTTTTAATGGTATCAAAGATGGGATTCTAAATGGCTTAAAAGCGGTAATCAATGCGCTTATCAAAGGTATTAACCGTGTTATTAAAATTCCATTTGATGGCATCAACAGTGCTTTAAAAACAATCAAGTCAACTAATATCTTAGGATTTAAGCCTTTCAGTTGGATTGGCACAATAACAGTTCCATCAATTCCTAAGCTTGCAAAAGGTGGTATTGTTAACAATCCTACAATGTTCCAGGCAGGTGAAGCAGGAAAAGAAGCAGTATTGCCATTACAAAACAACACACAATGGATGCAAGATCTAGCCGACTTTATCAACTCTCAACGTGATGATGACGGTGAAAAAGAAATCAATCTTTATATTGATGGAGAACGTTTCTTTAGATGGTTTATTAAAAAATATAAGCAATGGCAACTTCAAACTAATGGATAGGAGGTGCTGAAATGAAAGTAACATACAGTGGAGATTTATTGAGAATTGACGGACAAAAAGTACCTAAAATCATTAATTATGATGTTGAATACGATAAGCTATGGGGGAGTGATAGCGGAAGAAATCTTGCAGGAGATATGAAAGCTACACTGGTTGGAATATTTCCTAAAATATGTTTGAAAATAGGAGCCACGACAGAAGATGACATGTCGTGGTTTTTATCTAAAGCAAATAAAGCTTTTATAACTGTTGAATGGTATGACGCTGAAATCAAAGGAACTAGAACAGCACAGTGCTATTCAAATAATTTAAAAGCCAGTTTGAAAAGTAAAAAAAGAATGGCGTACAGTTCATTTGAATGGAATCTTATTCCACTTAAGAAAAGGTAGGTGATTGAATGCTAGAACATAATGAATTGTTTAGAGAATATTTAAACACCTATGGAAGACAGTTAAATGTTGTTGTTGAAGATCATGCAGGAAAGACTTATTCAAATAATGAAGTTGTTTCGGTTACCAAGACGTTTAAAACTGATTTGTGTAAATCAACAATGCAGCAACTTAATATTGAAATAGAAGGTGATGTTTCACTTGACGAAACTGTAAATGTGAAGCTTGGTGTATCCTTACAAGGTACGGATATTGAACAAATAAATTTTGGTGATTTTATTATTACGGATAGGGAATTTGTTGTTGATACTGAATCAACCAAATTTACAGCTTATGACAACATGTATAAAGCTCATGTGGATTATGATCCAAACGCCTTTGCATTTCCTTGTACTGTATATGAATTTGTTAGAAATATTTGCGATTTGTTAGAAATTCCATTTGAACAGGAAGAATTTAACAATTCAGATAAGGTTATTGAAAGCAATGTCTTTTTAAACAGTGCTTTGACTTATAGAGATGTATTTGATATGTTGGCACAAGTAACTGGTTTAAATGTATTGATCAGTAAAAATAAGCTTGTGTTTAGAGAATATAAAAATACAGGAATTACTATTGATGAAGTAGTTTTAAAAACATTGACTTTAAAAGAACAATATGGGCCGATAAATTCACTTGTATTTTCACGCTCAGCTGAATCAGATAACATTTATAGAAATGATGAAAGCAGTGTTGTTGAAAATGGTTTATGTGATATCAAATTCAGTGATAATTTAATTCTAGATGCGTTAAATAGAAATGATTATATAGATAACACCTTTAATGCTTTAAACGGCTTAAAATACAAAATATACGATTTAGAGGGATTTGGATGTTGTGTATTTGAACCAGGAGATCTATTTAATCTTAAAGATTTAAAAGGTGATGTTTATCAAACGATTGCTTTTAATAGTACAATCACTATTAATTCTGGAATCACCGAGAAGATGTATTTGGATTTGCCAACTGTTTCTCAAACTGATTATGCTTCAGCTACGAAAGATGAAAGAAAAGATTTAAATACAAGACTTCAGGTAAATAAAGAGCTTGGAGAAATCAAATCTTATGTAGAAGAAACAACACAATCTATTTACAAATTTGAAACAGGTAGTGGAAATATCTTTGATAACTGCAGATATACATTAGAAAAGAATGCTAATGAATTACAAAGAAAAGTCTATTCCAATATTCTTTTAGGAATAAACAAAGCAGAACTAAAAGGTAAAGATATATGTATTTCGTGCTATATAAAAGTTGAAAATGCAATTGTCGGCCAACTTTCTAATAGAATAGGTGTTGAATTTGATGTGGGGTATGCTGATGAAACCAAGAAAACATATTCAGTTTATTGGTATCTTGGCCAATTCGACTTACAGTATTTACTTCAAACATCAACCGCTGATCATGAAGAAAGAATTTGGGCACATTTTAAATTAGATGATAAAGAAATTTCATCAGTATCTAATCTTAAAATGATTATTGATCTAAATGCTGAAAGGGCAGTTGTCGCAAATCCAAAGGTAGAATTTGGAACGAGACCTACAGGTTTTGATTTTGATTTAGGATATGTACGTGACAACATCACAACGATTGAAGAAAATTACACTCAAATCAATCAGACAGTTAATGATTTAAGTTTAAAAGCAGTTAGTCAAGAAAAAGAGATAACAACTATTAAAGGTAATGTGTCAGAAGTTACCACAAGAATCCAAAGTGCTGAAATCAAGTTGCAGCCAACAAATATCTTGCTTGCTGTTAATGAACAGATTGGTGCAAATGGCCAACTCTATACTACTAAGTTTGTATTAGATAAAAGTGGTGTTCATATTTCAGGTGGGGGGTTAGATATTGTAAATAATAGTGGTACAAAGGTATTTTATGCTGATGCAAATGGAAATCTCATCATTAACAATTTAAAAGCTGTTAATGGAAGCTTCAGCGGAAGTATTACAGCTTCGGTAATTACAGGTTCAACTTTTTCAATTACATCTAGTGATGGCTGCACGTTATCTATTGATTCTAATGGTTTAGTACTGAATGCTAAAGCTACATCAAACATTTTTGGATATCAAGGAGGTATCTTAACTATAGGAACTAAAAAATCAATCTTAGATAGTATGTTTTCTCCTATTACTTATCAAGAAGGTAATTCGAGTGGAAAATTGTGGACAATACCACTTGCTAACAATGTTTCTAAAATAGAATTTGGAACAGTAATGGATCATAGAATTTATTTCACAACCTTATTTGGAAGATTTTATGTTGAATGTCAATCAGGATAAAAAGGAAAGGAACTATTATTATGAAACTAACAATTAAACACACATCTCAATATACAGGAACGATTATGATTGATAATGAGATTGTAGAAACACTTTCACAGTCGTTTGATGAGGACGGGCATATGAATGGTGGAACTGCTTTGTACATCCAAAATAAAGATAAGTATTATGCTAATCTTCAAGAATGTCGTGCTAAAGAAGATGAATTCAAAGCGGAAATGAGAAAAATTGAAGATCAATCGGTTATTTCAAAAGATACAGTTGAGGACTCAACAAATACTACGGAGGATGTAGAAAAAAATGAAAGTGAAGAATAAAGATTTAGGAGCTATTAATTCGGCTCTTTTTAGTTTAGGTAATCATCAAGGCGATATTTCTAAAAGATGGGCTATTGCTAAACTGGCAAGAAAATTCAATGATGCAAATGAGCTTCTATCTAATCAAATCAACAAATTGGTTGAAGAACAAGGAAAAGAGGACGAGAACGGTCAAAAGAGTTTATCTCCATTCAATAAAGATTACTTAAAACTAATGGATTTAGACATTGATATTGAATGTTCTTATTTCACAATCGAACAATTAGAAGAATATTCTCCAACTGTTCAAGAGCTTGTTGCTTTAGAACCAATTATTAAAGAAGGTGATGATTAAATGGCAATTGGAAGAATTACTTATGAGGATAAAATAGATTATCAAAAGCAAGGGCAAGATGATAGATACAAAGTAACTGCAAAAGATATGAATGAAATCAAAAAGACATTCAATAATAGTGCAGAAGCAATTGAAAGGAATGTTGAAGAAACCGAGCGGTTACAAGTAAAACTTGATGATGCAATCAACAGAACAGGACATTACAAAATCGAAGATGGAAAAATCTATTTTGAGCAAATCAATGGTTCTTTCGGTGAAGGTATCGAATTACCTGCGCAAAGTTCAGTATTTATCAACGGGATTGTGCAAGGAACTATCAATTTAGATGCTTGTTTGTTTGTTTTAGAAGAAAACGGTGGAGAAACAATCTGCGGAGACTATGAAGCGTATATTGATTATCTAGATAAACATCAAAGTACGAACGAAGAAAGTGAGGACGAAATATTATGATCAATCTAAATAGCACCCACGTCCGCAAAAATTTGCGGGGGGGGGTACGAAAAAGTACCACTTACAATCTTCAAAAGATTGGAGGACAAATGTAGTCCTTCAATTGAGAAGGGTGGTGTCAAACTAGATAGTTGGCAATGATCTATTACAATAACTATCTAGCGGTTATGAAAAAATATCATTTCTTAAATCTAAAAGGAGTAACAGCTCATAATTTATTAATTAATGGGGATTTCCAAGTAAATCAACGAGGTCAAAGTAGTTATACATGTGATGGAACGAAAAGAGTTTATGGTGTAGATATGTGGTCGTTTTCAAAGTCGAATACATTTATGAAGGTTACAGAAAACGGAATTGAAACAAATGATCCTATAAGTCAAATGTTTAATAAATTAAAATCAGGTGTGAAATATACTGTTGTATGTAGTATTGATAATGTTATTCATACAAAATCAATTACTGGTGGAACTTATGATACTGATACAAGTCAAACAATTATGTATCTAACTTTTAATAATGTTGAACGTATATTAATTACACCAAATGGTACTCAAACAATTAATTATGTTGATTTGTTTGAGGGTGAAGTCGTATATAAACATCAAAAAGAAGATTATTCAATTGCATTATTAAGATGTCAAAGATGGTTATACAAAGGAACATTTTGCGGAGTTATGTATGGCTCTGTTGGTGGAACCAAGTATTACTATCAAGGAGTTACAAATTTTCCAATAGAAATGGTTGATGTACCAGCAATTACATTTACATCCATCGAAGTACCTAATGTTGGTTTTTTAAGCGCTGATAAAGTAAATTTACGAGTAACTAATAAATATATCGGCAAAATAAGTATAGCGGATCTAGGTGTTTCGTTAGCATCTTCTAATGATTACATTAGATATCCGTTAATAGTTGATTTCATAGCCAGTTGTGAACTGTTATAATTAATAAATTAAATGACACCATATACATTTAAACAATGCATATGAAATATTATCATTTTTTAAATAAAAATTTTAAAGATGTTTTAGGACTGCATCAGTTTGCTCCACTTACAACGAATGCTCTGCAAATAAATAAAGATACTGGGGAAACAAACGGTAAAATTGAAGCTATTAGAACACCTGATGTTTCTACAATAGACAATTTTTTTGTAAAAAGCGGGGTTGTTGTAGCTTTAAAAAGACAATATGTCATATCACAAGGTCACGCAATTGTTGATATAGACATGGTTTATCCGTTCCCATACACAAAGTGGAGAAATGTTTTTAATCAAACTTGGAGCGGTTGGAAACTAATTAGCGGAGAAGTTGATATGAATAGCAGTTTATTAGATAAAAGCAAAATTATATAAAGAAGGGATGAAAGAAAATGGATCTAAGTTTTATTACTAGTTATTTTGTTCCAGTCGTTATGGCTGGATGTCTTGCAACAGGATATGTTGTAAAAAAATGGATTAAGGATGTAGATAACAAATACATTCCAACGATCGTATTTATTGAAGGTGCAATTTTAAACTGCATCGTTATGAATAATGTTACTGTAGAAAGTATCGTGGGTGGTGCTATTTGTGGTTTAGCATCAACAGGACTTCATCAAGCTTTTACACGTTTGATTGAAAATAAAGAAAATTAGAGGTGTGTGTATGCAAGAAATTTTGATGCAAACATATACTATTGCTTTACCTATTATATTAGGTTATATCGTATGGTTATTACAAAATCAAAAGAAATCACGTGATGCAAATTCACGTGGGACTATGCTTCTTTTAAGAGTACAATTAATTGAATATCATTCCAAATATACCAAAAGAGGAAATATCCCAAGCTATGCATATGAGAATTTTAATGAGATGTATAATGCTTATCATGATTTAGGCGGTAATGGAATGGTAACTCACATGAAAGAAGAAATAGATCAGTTACATTTTAATAAGAATGAAGAGAGCGAATAGCTCTCTTTTATATTACAAGGAGGATAAAATAAATGGGTTCAGATGAATTTTTAGATTTATGTAAAAAAACAGTTAGAGAATACACAGAAGAACATCTTGATAAAACGGATGGCAAAGTTGATTTTGATGTCTATGCTGTTTGGAGTTGCAAAGCATTGCAAAATAGTAAAGCTTTAGCATCAACATCTCTTCCAGATGGAATGTACTACGAATGTACGTACAACGGAGATAAGAAAGAACTTTATTTAGATGCTTATAAGAAAATTGAAAATAAATGTATTAAATTAGGAGGAGAATAAAAATGTCATATGAATTAAAACAAAATTTAGCAAATCGTGCGAATTATGGAGCACAAAGAGATTTATCAAAAATCAAATATTTAATTATTCATTATACAAGCAATGATGGAGATAGTGACGAAGCAAATGGAAAATACTTTGCTAACAACGTAGTTAAAGCATCCAGTCATTATTTTGTAGATGATAATTCAGTAACTCAATCAGTTCCAGATGATTATGTTGCTTATGCTGTTGGCGGTAAGTGTCAATCAAATCATCATCCAATGTATAAAGTAATCACAAATACAAACTCAATTTCAATTGAAATGTGCGACAATCATAAGGATGGCACAGTTCATATTTGTGATGAAACATTAGCAAATACCTATGCATTAGCAAGAGCACTTATGAGTAAATACAATATTACTATTGATCGTGTTTATCGACACTTTGATGTTAATGGTAAATTATGTCCTAATACTAATGGATTGTTAGAAGATGCACTTTGGCAAAACTTCAAAAACAATATCGTTAACAGTTGGAAATCTAGGGACTTCAACAGCAACTACTGTTCCTACTCCTGCAGTCAATCCAAATAAAGATTCAATTGTTTCAAGAGGACAACAACATTCTATTAATTTTACAGGTCATACAATTTCAACTGATGGTATTTGCGGAACAAAAACA